CCGACGAACCCGACAGTCTTTACGGGCTGAAACGCATCTGCCGGTCGCACGGGGGTACATTAAGCAAGTTTCTGAAAGAGGCGCAGAAGACACTGCGGTTCAGAAAGAAACAGGCTGATGCACCGTAGGGGTAAGATTCTTCGGCCATCTCACGGCCTCAGAATGACAGCGATTTTTAGTGCCTTGCAGCGCTTATGCTGCAAGGCACTTCGTTATTTTCAACAATAACTTTAGAGTAACTTTGTTCATTATGACGGCACAGTAATTGCCGTTTCGCGGGCCTATCTCTTATGAAGGGACACATTACAGGCTGTTTCCCCTATGACTGGATCTGGCGGAGCGGATCGTGACCCGTCCGCTCCCAAGATGCGATATTTCGGTAAGGAGGCTGTGGGACAATCGTGGCAAAACGAAAAATCGGAAGCGATGGCGAACGGAAAAGTCAAAAAGTACCTTGCGCTTTTACCGCTGACAAGCTGGAGGGTAAAATCGGCGCTTATTTCTCCCACTGCGAAGAAATCGGCTGGAAGCCTAACTGGCAGGGGCTTTCCGTCTTTCTTGGCGAGGCAAGCGATACTTTAGCGCAATGGATGGAGGGTGAGGCGGAAATTGCGCAGATTCTGAAAAAAGCGGCGGACACCATTTCCGATCAGCTCCAGCAGAGGACCGACTCCATGGCAATGATCTCTGTGAAGCAGACGCTTTACGGGGGATTTGCGGATAAGCCGAAGGAGAACTCCGACAGACAGGTAACGATCCGCGTTCACTTCGGAGGGAAAGACGAAGAAGCGTACGGGAAATGACCGACCCTAAAAGACGTATTAAAAAGAGTTCCGGAGACCTATGCATCGACCTGTCTCTGCCCGTACCCAATCCAAAGCAGAGGGAGTTCTTTCTCTCCCGCAAACGGTACACGGCTTACGGCGGCGCAAGAGCGGGCGGCAAATCCTGGTCGGTGAGGGTGAAGGCTCTCGCCGGGGCGCTTTCCAACCCGGGCATCAGCATTCTCATCATGCGCAGGACTTACCCGGAACTGGAATCCACCATGATCGGACCGCTTTTAAGTCTTATGGGGGCAGCTGCGGCCGATGGGAAGCCCGCGATCGGGTACCTGGCCGATTATAACGCCACCCAGCGGTCGGTTTTCTTCACGAACGGCTCCACCATTAAGTTCGGACATCTGCAGAATCAGTCCGCTTTAACAGAGTATCAGGGGCAGGAATACGACTGGATCTTCATCGACGAGGCCACCCATTTTACGGAGTATGAATTCCGCACGCTGGGCGCCTGCCTGCGCGGTGCAAACGGGATTCCCAAGCGGATGTACCTGACCTGCAACCCCGGAGGGGTAGGGCACGCGTGGGTGTAGAGGGTCTTCGTCTCAAGGGAATATGACCTTGCGAGAGAAAACCCGGACGACTACTTCTTCATCCCGGCGACGGTGGACGACAATACCGCACTTTCCGACGCTGAGCGGGCCGATTACATCGCCTTTCTGGACATGCTGCCCGAGGACCTTCGGGCCGCGCACCGGTACGGCGACTGGGACGCGCTCGCGGGGCAGTTTTTCTGCGAATTCAAACGCGGAATACATACCTGCAAGCCCTTCCCTATCCCCCGCCCGTGGCCGCGCTATCGGGTTTTCGACTATGGGCTCGATCTCTTCGCCTGCTACTGGGCGGCAATTGATTATGATGGGAGGATATGGGTTTACCGGGAGTACTGCGAGAAAAACCTCTACCTTTCCGACGCAGCGCTTGCCATGCGCTCCCTGACTCCGGAGGAGGAAACCATCCAGTTCACCATCGCACCGCCGGACATGTGGAACCGAAGGCAGGAGACGGGGCGCTCGGCCGCGGAAATCTTTACCGAAAACGGCGTGGGACTTGTGAGGTGCAAAAACGCCCGGGCCCAGGGATGGCTCGTTATGAAGGAGTTTTTCAAGGTTCGGGGAGACGGAAGACCGGGGCTTATTTTCTTTGAGAACTGCGACCGCATCCTTCGGGACATCCCCGCGCTGCTGCACGACGAAGATAATCCCAACGATATTTCGGATTTTGACCACAGCATTACCCATGGGCCGGACGCCATCCGCTACCTCTGCATGTACCGTGCGCTGAGCGCGGGCGACAAAGGTTCTGATAACAGCGGCGGAACGGAGGGCGGAGAAGAAGCGGAGGATTACGACGAGGCGATGCGGGGCGGCGAAGCCACGCTGAGCTATCTTTACTACTAGGAGGTCAGTTATGTTTTTGAACCGTATCGTAACGGCGCTTTCCGAGATCAGCGCCAAACTGGACATTCTCATCGAAATCCGAAGGTTTGACCCCGGCGGGGAAACCGAAAGCGCGGAGGAACCGGCGAAGGAGAAGAAAAGCGAGAAGGAACTCCAGGAGGGCATCGCGAATCTCATGAGCTACGACCCTTTCCGGAAGAAACGGAGCGCTGACGAATGAACGAGAAGCACGCTACGCCGGAGAAGATCTGGCAGGAATACCAGAAGGGCATCGATTTCAAAACGCAGTTAAATCTCTACGATACCGTTGAGGCGAACGAAAATTTTTACATCGGCAAACAATGGGAGGGCGTGACCTCCAACGGACTGCCCACACCAACCTTCAATTTTGTAAGGCGCATCGTTCTATATCTCATTGCCTCAACCGCCACCGACAACCTGAAGCTCTCCGCCTCTCCCCTTTCGTCCGCCGGGCCATTCCCCGCGGTCGAGGTGGAAAAAGTATGCTCCATCGTGAACGCGCAGTTTGACGCCCTCTTCGAGCAGAACAAGCTGGGCAAGAATATCCGCGACTTTATGCGCAACGCCGCGGTGGACGGGGACGGATGCATCTACACCTACTTTGACCCGGAGCTGGAGACCGGGCAGAAGGCAAAAGGCGGCATCCGTGCCGAGCTTCTGGAAAACACGCGGGTATTCTTCGGCGCCCCCAACAGCCGCGAGGTGCAGGAGCAACCTTACCTTCTGATCTCCCGCCGGGAAACGGTGGAGGACGTGAAGAGACGCTCCGAGCGGTTCGGCGGGGACCCGGAGAGCGTGAAGCCGGACGGGGACGACGCCAATAACCGCTTTGACGCCATGACCGACGGAAAGTGTACCACGGTTCTGAAGCTGTGGAAGGACCAAAAGAGCGGTGAAGTACATGGGGCGGAAGCCGCGCGCAACGCGATGATACGTCCCGAGTGGCGCACCGGGCTAAAGCTTTATCCGCTGGTCTGGATGCCGTGGGACTTCGTGCAGAACTGCTACCATGGGCAGGCGGCGGTGACCGGGCTTATTCCCAACCAGGTCTTCGTGAACAAGATGTTCGCCATGACCATGCTCTCCCTCATGACGACGGCTTACCCCAAGATCGTCTACGACAGGACGAGGATCTCCAAATGGGACTCGCGGGTGGGAGCTGCCATAGCGGTGAACGGCGGAGATGTGGCAAACGTGGCAAAAACCATCGACCCTGCGGCTATCTCCCCCCAGGTGAGCCAGTTCATCAACCTGGCAATCAATCTCACCAAGGAGTTCATGGGGGCCACCGACGCCGCTCTGGGTGACGTGCGGCCCGACAACACCAGCGCAATCATCGCGCTGCAGAAGGCCTCGTCGGTTCCCATGGAGCTCACCAAGCACAACCTTTACCAGTGCATCGAGGAGCTGGGGAACATATGGCTCGACATGATGCGGGTGTATTACGGCGTGCGCTATGTGGAGGCAAAACCCACCGAGCGGGAGACGGCGATGGGAAAACCAGACGAGAAAGCGCCGCGGCTCTTCGACTTTGCCGTTCTTTCCGACATCCCCATGTCGCTGAAGCTGGACGTGGGCGGGTCGGCCTACTGGAGCGAGATCGCTCAGATGAATACGCTGGACAACCTTCTGATGAAGAAACAGATCAACGTAATCGACTATCTGGAGCGGATACCGAACGGCTACATCTCCAACCAGCAGGCGCGGCTCGATACGCTGCGTGAACGCCAGAAAGCGGAGGAGGAAGGTTCCGAAGGCGGCAAAATGTCGGACCTTTTGAAAGCTGCCGGAGGAGGGCTGCCGGGAATGAAGGCGGCTTTGCCTGGGGCGCAGGGTAGCCAGTCCGGCGGAAAAACGGCTGTTCCGGGAGGATCGACCGGTTTTGCGGGAGCCGGAAATACTGCCGTACCGGGAATACCCAGGACGCAGGGCGGTATGACCGGTCCCGCACCAGCCGGAACTGTTCCGGTTACCGGCGCGCAGGGAGCTTCCGGTTTGCAGGGGACAATGCCCGCGGTAAAGACACCTCTGCTTCAGCTCGCCAAAGCAAACAAGGCCGGAACCGGCATCGCCCCTTCCGGTACCGGAAGCACGCCTGCCACTCCCCTGCTGGATAAGGTAAAGCGGGCGATGAAGAAAAGCGCAAAATAAGATTCTTGCCACAGCCAAACCGCGGCAGACCAGCCGCTTTGGATAACTTTTGGGCTGACCATAGCCCAGGGAGGTATTTTACACATGGAAGAACTCACGGAATCCGCCGTACCGAGCGACGAAACGATTGACTCTACCTGGAACGAGGAGTGCGGAGAAGCGGAAAGTACAGATGGGCCGGATTGGGAGCCTGATGCAGACCAGCAGACGGAAGAGCCCGCAGGCCAAACCCCGGAAAACGTCGCGCAGCAGACAGACGGGCAAGCAAGACAAAAGGCCCCGGCAGGAGGTGAAGAGGCGACCTTTACCCTCAAGCATCTTGACGAGGTGCGTACAGTCGGCAGGGACGAGGTGGTGAAGCTGGCCCAGCAGGGCATGGACTATGACCGGATCCGAACGGAACGGGATCAGCTCCGTTCGGATTATCAACAGACCGATCCGTCCTTTTCCCTAATCTCGTCCTTTGCCAAAAGGAGCGGAATGAACACAGCCCAGTACCTGGAGAACATCCGAAAACAGGACCTGATCCGTTCCGGCGCCAGCGAGCAGGCGGCAAACGCGCAGATTGCAGCGGAAAAAATGACGGCGGCAAAGACACAGGAGGCCTCGCGCAGGGAGCAGGTGCAGGCGGAGGCTAGAAAGGCCTCCATGACCCGTTTCATCAAGGCCTACCCGGACGTGAAGCCGGAGGAGATTACGAAGGAAGTCTGGAAGGCCGTTTCCAGGGGCGAAGACCTGACCGCGGCCTACACCTTCCACAAAAACCGGAGGCTGGAAGCGGACCTGGCCGCCGAACGTCAGAACGGGCGCAACACGCAGATGTCCACCGGCTCTATGTCCACCAGGGGAACCGGAAAACAGGACGAAATCGACCGCTGGTGGAACGACGAATAACTCTGAAAAGCCCCAAAATGGGCGGAAAGGATTTTATCTATGTCTATTAATCTCGCATCCAAATACAGCGACAAGGTCGCCGAACGGTTCAGAAAGGCATCTCTCACCGGCGGCGTCTCCAACAACGACTACACCTTCGAGGGAGTTAAGACCGTCAAGGTCTACTCCGTGGATACCGCGCCTCTCAACGACTACAACCGCAGCGGCACCGCCCGGTACGGCACTCCCGCCGAGCTGGGCGACACCATCCAGGAGCTCACCATGGCTCAGGATAAGGCGTTCACCTACACCATCGACAAAGGTAACGATCAGGAGCAGATGAATGTCAAGGCTGCCACCAAATCCCTCAGGCGCCAGATCGACGAGGTGGTTATCCCCACGCTTGACAAGTACCGCTTCGACGTCTGGTGCAAGGGAGCGGGCACCATCAAGGCCCTCTCTTCCGCGCCCGACAAGAACACCATCACCGGCCTCATCATGGACAGTCCGGCTCTGCTTGACGACGCGCTTGTCCCCACGGACGGCCGCACTCTGTTCGTCACCGCCGCCATGTACAAGGCGCTCAAAGAGAATCCCGACTTCCTCAGCTCGGACAAGCTGGCCGAGGCCTCCCTCGTGAAGGGCCAGGTGGGCGAAATCGACGGTATGAAAGTGGTAAAGGTGCCCTCCTCCTACTTCCCCGACGGTGTTTACTGGCTCATCACGCACAAGAGCGCGGTGCTTGGCCCCGCCAAGCTGCAAGATTACAAAATCCACAAGGACCCTCCGGGGATCAACGGCGATCTCGTCGAGGGGCGCATCCTTCACGACGCGTTCGTGCTGGGTGCCAAGGCCAACGGCGTCTATGTGGCGGCCAATTCCTCCCATGTCACGAACACTCCGACCATTACCACAAACGCTTCCAGCAATACATTCAATATCGCTTCCACCACGAGCAACGCGAAGATCTACTACACCATCGACGGCACCGATCCCCGCTACTCTTCCACCGTGGAGGCCTACGCCGCCAACGTCAATTACTCCAATTACTCAAACGGAACGGTTGTTAAGGCTTATGCCTCGGACACCGCCAACGGCATCTTTGCTTCCGGCCTTGCAAGCGCCACGCTGACGGTATAACGCAAGAAGGGGCGGGGAGGCTCCCCGCCCCTTCTTTAAACGAAAGGAAAGTTTTATGCTCGACGTTATTATCCCGGCTTACAACGCACACGGTACCATCGGAAGGACGCTGCACAGCATCGCGATGCAGACGGACATCGAAAACATCCGCGTTACCATCGTGGATGACTGTTCACCGGACGGCGGGTACGAAGAGTTTGTTAAGCGGTTCTCCCCCGAGATGGAAATTCAGGAAGTGAAGACCGAACAAAACGGCGGGCCGGGCGTGGCCAGGCAGTTGGGCCTGGATGAGACCAACGGAGATTTTGTCACCTTCATCGATGCGGACGACACTTTCCTCGCCGCCAATTCCCTTCATATGCTGGTCTTCGAGACGGAGCGGGGCGGACTCGACATGGCGGGCGGATATTTCCTGGAGGAGCTGGAGGACGGACGGTTCGTCACCCACGGGGAAAACTTCGTCTGGATGTTCGGGAAGGTTTACCGCAGAAGCTTTCTGGACCGCTTCCTCATCCGGTTCAACGAAACGCGGGCCAACGAAGACACCGGTTTCAATACCCTGGTGAAGGCATTAACCCCACATTATAAATTCATTCCGCAGGTGGTTTATCTTTGGCACTACCGATCCGACAGCATCACCCGCACCGAGGGTGGTATTTACGCCCATGCGGCGGGACATCAGGGATACATA